CAATTAGACAGAGTAAAAAATATATTAGATACCAGTCAGGTAAAGGTATTATGTATACCACTGGTGCATTGTTTGCACCAAGTTACGATCTGTTAAATGTAACAGCAGACGGATTAACAGCAGGTAGCTTTATTGAAGTTACAACTGATGATGTTGATCACGGACTACAAGTTGGTGGACAAATTAGATTAATTGGTATTGAAACACCAGGTTATAACGGAAACTATACAGTAGCAAGTATTGTAAGTGAAAGAACATTTAAAGTTATATCGCAAATTGCTGTTGGTTCATTATCACCAATATTAAGTACAAGAGCTCAAGTATCATTGCTTAACTGGCACGGTGCAACTGTGCGTTCAGGTGCATTTGATGATCAAAACGGAATCTTTATGGAGTATGATGGATCAAACTTTAGTGCGGTACAAAGAACTGCTACACTACAGTTAGCAGGTACAGTTGCTATTAACATTGATTCAAACACATGTACAGGTTCAGGAACACGATTTAGAGATCAGTTAAAAGCTGGTGATAGAATTGTTGTAAAAGGAATGACACACGTTGTTTCACAGATTACAACAGATACTGAAATGACAGTAACACCTGACTTTAGAGGTAACACTCCGGCTACTGGTGCTAAACTATGTTTGATTAGTGATAAGAAAACTAAACAAGATGACTTTAACAAAGATACACTAGACGGACTAGGTAGTAGTGGATATATCATGGACATCAGTAAGATGCAGATGATTGGTATTCAGTACAGTTGGTACGGTGCTGGATTTATTGACTACATGCTACGTGGTGATGATGGTAACTTTATTTTCTATCACAGAATGCGTAACAGTAACATTAACACAGAAGCATTTATGCGTACTGGTAACATGCCTGTGCGTTATGAAGTTACTAACGAAGGACCTAATGACAGACTAGCGGCTGACATGGATGCATCACAAGATACAATTCCATTAATAACAGCGGCATTCTTCCCAAGCACTGGTACAGTTATTATTGATAACGAAATGATAGCATACACAGGTGTAACAGGAGATACATTAACTGGTTGTACTAGAGCGGCACCACTAACAAACTTTGCGGCAGGTGCAACAAGAACTTATACAGCAGGAAGTGCAGTACCACACACTGAACGAACTGGTGTAATTTTGATTAGTAATACAATTACTCCAATCATATCACACTGGGGATCAGCGTTCTTAACAGACGGTGGCTTTGATGAAGATCGTGGTTATATTTTCTCATACACATCTGCAGGTAACGAAATTAGTACAACAAGAAATACTGTGTTTATGTTAAGACTAGCACCTAGTGTTAGTAACGCTATTGTTGGTGACTTAGGTGAAAGAGAACTACTAAACAGAGCTCAGTTGCTACTAGAAGGTATTGAAATTACATCAGATGGATATGATGGTTCAAATAATCCAATTGGCGGCGGTATTGTTGTTGAGGGTATTTTGAATCCACAGAACTATCCAATTAACCCAGCAGACGTTGGTTGGTCAGCACTAACTGGTGCGGCGGCTGGTGGACAACCGAGCTTTGCTCAAGTTGCTCCGGGCGGTTCTGTTGTATGGTCAACTGGTGCTACACAGGTTATTAGAAGTGCAACAGTACAAGGTGTAATGACACAAACTGCTGAATTCTTATACGGTACTAGAAACAGTAGATATCAGTATTTGTCACAATCAGAGTGGGATAGCTTAGGTGGTGAAGTTACAACAGGTATGACTGTTACAGCTTCAGGTAGTAATAACTATTCAAGTAATCCAAGAATTATTGATCAAGTTTATCCTGAACCATGGTACAGTAGAGTACGTTTAAGATTTAATCAAAATATTCAAGTACAAAGTGCTGATCCAACAGTAACATTTAGTATTGGTGGTCCATTAAGTAATGCCAACTATTTGTTCTTTACAAAAGCAACATGGGACGCAACAAATGCTATTGCAGGCGACATTGTTAGTGATGCTAAGTTCTCAGCGGGTACTGCGGTATCTAATGTAGAAGAATTGAGCTTTGGTACAACAGACTATTACAGAGTAACATTTACACAGAGTGCCAATGCTACAGTTAATCCAGGCGATACAGTTGGGTTCTTATTTGGACAACCACCGTATGCACAGCCAGGTGAAACAGTATTTTCGTTTATTGCTACACCAGGACAATCAAGTGCATTGAGTCTTGAAGCATTGAAAGAACTTACAAATACTACACTAGGTGGTAGAGGAACATATCCAAATGGTCCAGACGTACTAGCAATTAACGTTTATAAGACGGGTGGTACAGATACTACTGCGAACATCATTCTAAGATGGGGTGAAGCTCAGGCTTAATATACTACGTTGAAAGCAATAGTGGAACGTATAACGTTTTTACCACTAGGCTCGACTTGGTGTTTTAAGTAGGAAGGGAACAATAATAATTTACCCTTTATAGGTTGAAATTCGTACTTACCATATCCATACTGCGAATATTCATTGTGTGCATACTCAACATAAGGATTAGGATTTCTAAAAGATAATCCTCCAGCGTTTTCATTTGCTCTTACCCAATACACTCCAGATATTTTATTCATACCGTGTTCGTGTTCTTTGTGTATATCGCCTTCTTGATAATCTTGTGTCCACCACACATATTGATTAGTGTGAGGTAAGTTTTTAATACTACATGCTTCTTGAAATTTATTAACACAGTCTTGTATTTCACTAAACAATTCCGGAACATCAGTATATAAGTCTATTACTTTTTTAGGTTCAAAGTAATCTGTACTATGTGGTGCATCGTCAGTAGGTCTTGGTATACTATCTAATCTTGATACTAAAAGTTTTTCAACATCATCTGCAATGCGTTCTGGAACAAAATGTTCTAGCATAGGAACAGGAAAGATATTCTTAAAGGCCGACATAATAATTAAGTTTATTTCCTACTTCTTGTAAAACAGTTTCTCTAGGTTGTATATTAAACGCAATAGTAATACGAGGATCATCTTCTTTCCAATCACTAGTCATATGTTCAACACCTTTGCTGTTAGTAATAACTAACTGTCCGTTTTTGTTTTCAACAGCAATTTCTAATGCTTGTTCACCTATGTTGCGATATATAGTTTCCGATGGTTCACATTGTATACCTAAGTACCCGTGGAAACAATTATCATCATCTCCGTACTCGTGTCCGTGCCAGGGAAGTGTTGTTCCTTGTTTAGGCCAATAATTTAACCAACCAACAATCCAGTACTCTAGACTTTCATCATGCGGAATGTTGTTTTTAAATTCGTTTCTAATATCACGTTGTAGTTCAAACATACCAGGCATAATACTTGTAAACAAGTTATAGTATTGACTTACTGCCGTTGGAATTGATGTATGTTTAGTATCAATTTCTTGATTAGGAATTGCAATCTCGTCTATAATTTGCTTATAAACAAAATTACAATTATGTTTTAATTGACTTAAATTTAGATCTAACTTACGCCTGTGTATTTGGATCATTAACAATCTCTTGTTGTGGTAGGGGTGGTTGACTATCACCTGGAATAATTCTATAATTATCTTCAATAGAATCAGGTGTACTTACTTCAGTAATACTACTACCTACTTCAAGTGCTTCTAATTGGTGTGGCATTAATGGTGGATTTCTCCATGTATCGCCTGGTCCTAAAGTCTTCTCCATTACTGTAGCTGTTTGCGTATCAATGTAACGTAATCTAAATGACCCTGAATTTACAAACCATGATTCGTCTTTTTCTTTATGAAAGTGCATACTAAACTTTGCACCAAGTTTTTCAAAAACCATAATTTTCCCACAATACAAATCATTGGTTGCCCAAATTAATTCGTATCCCCAACCTTTGTCTACTTTACCACTATGTCTTGCTGGCATTTATATACTCCTCGATTGTTCTAAAATTATGAACGCCTATACTATTAATTAACTTTTTATTGTGAGAACAGGTGTAATACTGGTACTGTCCTCTAAGCTCATCTGGCATAGGTATTTCTTCAATCTTAGCATTATACTTTTTAGCATACAGTTGAGCAATTTCCATAAATGAACGAGGTGTACCTGTACCAACATTCCATATATCTGTATTATCAACATCGATAAACTTTTCAATAATTTCACATACATCGCCAACATGGATAAAATCTCTATCTATTTTATCACTACCTTCAAATACTTTTATAACACCTGTTTCTTTAGCTTGTTTTTCAAACTTATGAAACACACTCATTTGGTCGCCTTTGTGTTCTTCACCTGGACCGTATACATTAAAGAATCTAAATCCTTGTACGTTAATCATAAACTCTGGTACTTGCATTATAAATCTATCAAACAAATACTTGCTCCATGCATATCCACTTTGTGGTTGTAGTTTAGCATTCTCTTCAAAGTTATCGCCATACACACTAGCACTACTAGCATACATTAGTGTAGTTCCTTTTTGATCGCATAACTGTAATAGACGCATTGAGAACTCATAGTTTTGTTCCATAATCTTTTCAACGTCACGTTCAGTAGTACTACTAATAGCACCTAAATGAATTACTCTATCGTATGGTTCAGGATCTGGTATAATGTTTGGTTTCCATTCAAACCCCTCAACACTATGTCCTTTAGATTGTAAGTATGCTCCAAGGTTTTGTCCAATAAAGCCTTCATGTCCTGTAATTAAAATATTCATTTTCTTATCTCATCTATAATTTTAGTTGTACTTGCACCTTCAATGGTTGGAAAGATAACAACTTCTGCTAGTTCATTTCCTACTACAGTATCAACTGTATAATCTCCACCTTTAACAATTATGTCAGGCACAATATTAACCAAAGTTTGTAACGGTGTATCTTCGTCAAATATAATTACCTCATCAATAAATCCTAATTCTAACAAAGCGGCTTTGCGTGTTTGTTCATCGTTAATGGGTCTAGTTTCGCCTTTTAAACGCTTAACCGAGGAATCACTATTAATGCCCACCACTAGGCGTTTTCCAAGCGTGTGTGCGTGTCTTAGTAGCTTTAAATGGCCTATATGCAGTATATCAAACACTCCGTTAGTCCATACAACTTTAGCTGATAACTCGTTTTTGGTTACAACAGCAACACCACGTTTTTCAACAATACGTGCCGCACCATAACATGCTTCTTTACACGAATCAACAACACCTCGTCCTTGCTCAATACCATATGCAATGATAGCAAGTACTGTATCTCCAGCACCTGTTACATCAGCAACCTCTCTGACTTCTTCTTTAAATTGCCAATGTGTAGTTGCATTAAGTATGTGCATACCATTAGCACCGTCAGTTACAACTAACCAATCCCAATTATATGTTTGCATATTTTGTTGAGCATCTTTGATATCAAACTTGCCAAACCACTCTACATATTCTTTCATGTTTGGTTTAACTAGATATGCATTTGTGTAATAGCTAGGGTGTTGTTTAGGATCTACTAAAACTTTACATTTACGTTTTAATATTTTTTCTACAGTTTGTTCACGTACTGTACCTTTTGCATAATCACTTACACAAACAATATCGTCAGCTGTTAATGAGTCAAGTAGTCTATGTAAGCTACTTACACCTACGTATGTTTCTTCACGATCCCAACGCATAATGTGTTGTCCACCTTGACCAACTAGTCTAGTTTTAGTTGTTGTGATAGCATGATCAGTTGCAATGTTTGCTTCAACTTCTGTCTCACCTATCATTTCAAGTAGCTTATATCCGTCATTATCTTGACCAACACTACCATATAGTGCAACTGAACCATTGATAGATTTAATATTAAGAGCCAAATTACCAGCGCCACCAATGCTATATTGTTGATGTTCTTCAAGTAAAATAGGCACAGGTGCTTCTGGACTTATTCTATTTGTGTGGCCCAGAATCCATCGGTCTAACATTATGTCGCCGTAAACTTTAATCATTTAACTTTCCGATTCTTCTAATAATGATACTAGTTGAAATACCGTTTGTAGTTTAGTTAAGTTTTGTTTGTTTTGTAATGTATTGCGTAATCCCATATGTAATGGTTTTGGCCATTCTTTAAAACTAACCCAAGCATATCCATTATGCTCGTCATTTAGTATAGGTAAAAATTCATTTTTTACAACACACAAGTAAGTATGAAATTGAAACTTATCATCATTACTTACAAATGTTTCTAACGGTATTGATTTAATAATTGTTGGAACACTACCAAGTTCTTCTTCAATTTCTCGTAGCAGAGCTTTGTAAGGGATTTCTTTATCTTCGTTGGTTCCGCCAACAAGTCCCCAAACATTGTTTTGTTTTGATTGTGTACGGTGTAAGAATAAGAAACGTTGCGTTGTCAACGAATAGAATAGAGCACCACTACAAATTATTTGTTCCATACAAGTACTTATTTAGAGTACTAAACGCCAGCTTCCTTTTCGATACTCGCCTTCAAAGGATAGTGTCCATTCTTCACCGTCCCATTTGTATTGTATACCTGTAGTTAAATTGGTTGTATATGTTATGTCAGTTGTTGGATCTGTTTTGGTACTTGCATCAAATACTATTTGCCAATTTACTCCAGTCCATTCAATAATGTCATTTTCATTAGCAACTAGTGTATCGTTATTGTTAGTGTCTTTCCAAGCATCAGCACCATCTGTATTTTCTGTAGCACCAATATCTCCTAGTAGTAATATTCTGTTACCAGGTACTCTTAAGTTAGTTGGATTAGTTCTAGTTGGATCAATGATTGCATCAATAGTTCCTTTTTGTGGACTGTTTGCTAATCCCATTACTGTATTAGTTGGAATAGTATCTTCGTCCCAATTAACAATAAGTTGTGTTTCGTCTAAATCATTTAGTGCAATAGTACCTACAACTGGTGCGGCTAAATCAATTCTGTTTAGATAAATTTTACTTAATCCTGCTCTATATTCACCAGGTTCTACTTCAAGGTATTCACGCCAATTAATTTCACCTGATATACCATTCTTACCAAGTTGTACAATATTGTTAGTAACAATAGCATCGTAGTTTAATGCTGTGTTCACTTGTATGTGTATTCTTTCTGAACTGTCTTTGTTTTTAGTACTGTTTGCCCAACTGTCATCATAAGCATTAAGCTCTGGCATTGATTTTCCTAAATCAATAGTACCTTTAGTTTCATCAAAGATACTCATTATAACACTTGTTATAACACCTAGCTTTTTAACTTTAGCTGGAGGACTAATATAAATTGGTGTTGAGAAACTTAATGTACCAACATCTATTTCAGTATCAACTCCCATTGGAATAGTTCTTCCACTAAAAACAATATTTTCTAAATCAACAACACTTAAACTTGTCCAGTCTACATAGTTGTCTGTAGTTTGTATTTCTAAACTAGGATTAAAGAACATTAATACTTGTTCTAGTATTTGTAATTTTTGTTCTGTGTTAGTAGACCAAATATCTGCATTAACTTTTAGTGTATATGGTGTAGGCATCATACGTTCAACAGTATAATTGTTACCTTGTGTGTTTAAATATTCTTTACCTTCTGCATCATATTCACGTTCTCTAAGATGTACTTTGCCGGTGTATGTAGCATCAGCAGTTCTAGTACGATCCATTTCTAATCCAGTAACGTATATACCTATGCGTGGAGCACTTGGTATTTTATTTTCACTGTTGTCTTTTATAATGGCGCCAACTTGTCTTGTAATATCTCCGTACATAACAGGAACTTGAACAAGATTACCTTTGCTATCAGCATACGAAAAGTTACTCATTAGCCTTACTAGCTGAGTAATGTATCTTCTTATTTGTCCATCATAAAAGTGTTGCATTACTCTTTACCTTTACAAGATTTACAACCGCAGTCATTTAAAAAGAAGTGAACAAGTGCCATTGTAAACCACATCCAAGTCATTTCTCCAATGCCTAATAATGTTGTACCATGAGTTGTACTTTCTTTCATATCATGTCCAGCATGTCCTGAATGAGCCATGTGTTCCATAGCAGGTTGCATGTCTAAATATAGGAATACAATTCCTAGCCCTGCAAAAATTACTCCTGCAATATTATGTCTAATTATTCTCATTAATTATCCGCCTTTGGTTTTAAAATTTTACTCAATGGTTGTCTTTCTGCAACAGTTTCTCCGCTAATAACACTCTGTGATGTGTTGTTAACAAATGTACCTTTTTGTGTTGCTTTAGTATCTGTATTTGTCATTGTCATACGTACTGCATCTTCTTGTTTGACCCAACGGCTACCGTCTTGTCTAAATAATCTATTAGGCATAAAGTCTGTCCTTAACCAATAATCACCTTCAACTGAATTAACTGGGAAACTAGCACCATGTCCAAATGCTTCTCCATTGGGTGGTACACCGTCGCCAACTAAGTAACCATTGTACTCAGAACGTGTTGGTGATTCTGTAATTCTATCAGCTAATAGTTCTTGTGAACTTGCATCAATATCTGATATGTCTGTTGTTTGTAATGCTACGTTACCATCTTCATCTTTAGCAATAGTATATAAGTTTGTAGTATCATAACCTGACTTAGGTGCATCAGCTTCTGCTTGAGCAAGTACAGCATTATTAATCTGCATTTCTTTTTCGTATGTACTAAGAACATCACGTAGTGTATTTGTACTTCCTTCTTCTGAAGGTAAATCAAGTATTTCTTTAAACTCTTGTGAGTCAACAATTTGTTTTAATTTAATTCTGTATAAATGTGGATACCAAGTTTGCGTAAATCCTTCAGCGGCTCTGTTTACATCTTCTACAACATAAAAACGCTTTAGTGCTACACTATAATCATTAAGTGCATGTTCGTCTTTCAAGTGTGGAAGTTCAATAACATCTCCTGGCATAATTTTACGCCCTAGTGTTCTAACACTATAATTAATAGGAATTGTCATAAACAATGTATCGTTTTGTAAGAACAATCCAAATTGACTCATATCAAAGTCAATATCTTGTATATTATAAATGCCACGCATTGTATAAATGTCTGGATCATACTTACGATCTCTGTTTTCTAAGAACAACATGTCTTGTATGTTGGTTTCTTTAACAGCATCGTAACGAGGTTGTGCCGGCGTAGCGTCTGCTTCGTCCGGATTTGCTGGGCCTAGATACTTGTGTACAAAGACATCTGTACCACCTACTGTAAACATTTCGGTGATAGTTTTGTCTAAGAAATCGTAATCATTGCCCTTTTCGGGTTTGTATAAACTGAGTCTTGGCATAGTATAAGTATTTATCGTTAGCATAAATACTAGTGGAGAACAAGAAATGGCATTAAGCACACAAAAACAAGATGTATTCGATTATGTAAACGCTATGTTAGGCGGAGGCATGGTTGATGTTGAACTTGACCCTATTCATTATGAAACTGCACTAGAAAAAGCCCTTGGCAAATTTAGACAGCGTTCAGATAACTCAGTCGAAGAGTCATATCTTTTTATGCCTACGATAATTGATCAAAATGAATATACGTTACCACAAGAAGTAACTGAGGTTAGAAAATTATTTAGACGCTCAATTGGTTCTAGATCAGGTGGCGGAGATGGTGGTACATTATTTGAACCATTCAACATGGCATACAC